TGAAATGCTAAGAAGCTCGCCCATAGTCAAACCAGTTGCCTTTGATTGTTTCTGCATGTCTTCGAACACGCCAACGACGTCTGTTCCATAAAATGCCAACTGTTTTGACACAACGCCGAAATCTTGGACGACCTGTTCCGTGGATTTGCCCAGACTCTGTGCGGTGGCATGAAGATTCTCGGTGAGGCCTATAAGCTGATCATCAGTGAACCCCAGTGATTTGGTGGCGGTGTCGAATATTTGCGCAGTAAGGCCCGTGCTAACGTTCAACTTGTCCATGACAGCGGTTTGAGCAACAAGTGCCTTTTTCTGGTCCTTCGAAAGATTAGTAAAGTTCGAGTATCCGGTATACAGGGAGCCCGCTGCTTGTGCTACGTCTTTCTCGGTGGCTCCTAAGTGCGCTAGCTGGCGCTCGGCTCCCCCAATTACTTTAGCATATTCATTAGTAAGGTTGTTGCCTTGAGAAAAGGCGCCCGTCATCCCCATAAAGCCGGCGGTGGCTGCGTCAGTTTGGACAGCAAGGTTGACCATGGTGCCGATGAGCTTCTTCGCCATGCTAATGAAGATATCACCACTCTTCACACTCTCCATCAGGGATGTACCAAATGTTAGCATTTCTTGCTTACTGGTGGGGAGCACACTGTTTAGCTGATCGGCGGCGCCCGTGAGCTTAAACATATTGTCGTATGCTTTATCAAACTTCGCGCCACCTTTTTTGAGGGTCGACTGAAAGTCTGCCATCTCATCGGCCGCGCCGGCGACACCGTTCTGCATATCCGCGAGGATTCTGGTGTACTCGGTCATCTGGCTGCCAGAAACTTCGACGTCTTTGTTGAGCTCCCTAAATGCTTTGGCGGCTCTTTCGGCCTGTTTTGCGGAGTCTGTGGGATCCCCATAAACATCCCCATCAGCAGCGCGGCCTCCGGCGCCTCCGGCAGCGTCACCGGTGGCGGCTTCCATTTTGGACGCTATGTTTTCTAATGATTTTATAAGGTTTTCAACTTGTGCGTCAGAAACAGACATTGTTCAACCCCTAATTTTTAAAGGGCCACTTTAAGCCTGTTTCGGTTTCGAAAGCTTCAACGGAACGGTTAAGCTTGTGCTGGGTCTGCATGGTGCGACTGTCTCCTAGGCCATGTTTCATATAAGAATCCATAAAGCGCTTCTCGCCCTTTAGTGCCTTAAAAAATGCATCGATTTGTCGCTGAGTGCCCCGTATATTTACGGGCGTATCAAAGCCGGCCAGAACAAGGTCTGTAAGCATAGATTGTACATTGGCCGCAAACGAAGTAATCGTTCGGCCGCGGCCTCGTCGTTCCTCTAGCTCTAGGTTCGCCGCGGCTGAGCCCACAGTTAAGTCTATTACCATTTTTTCCATTGGATATACCTCATCAATAAATAGTAGAATAAAAGAAAAGCCGCTCCTTCGAGCGGCTTTCTATAAAGCTAACCTTTTTTCCGGTTGGCCTTGGATGCTTTTTCTATTTCTTCATTCTGCTTGTCGAACTCTTTTATCAAGCGCCGGACAAACCATCTGCGGAGCTGAGTGGGCAGGTTGTATGCCTCAAAAATAGACCAGCCGCCATGGTGTTTTAGAACAAATAGCTCTTCGTAAACCGCTTCTTGATACTTATGTGTCAGGCCAAAAAAAGTCTGCCGAAATCGGCATGCCTACCTTACCCACGTGGCCACAATTATCACACTCAAAGCCAAACGTCATATCTAAATCCGGAACGAGGTCTTCGTAAATAGCACGAATCTGTCGAGAAACGCGGGTTGGCACCTGCTCAGTAAACTGAGCTAGGAGAGCTGGATCTGTAATTTCATTTACTCTGGCAATAATAGCCGTTAATTGGTCTGTAATATTAGTGTCCGGCAGCTTAAGCTTCCGGCGCTTCTCGCGCTGCTGCATAAGGAACTTTTCATGGCGTCCCGTAAGCAGTCGCACCTCTACTTCTAAATTATTAAAATCCGGAAGGGTGATTACATAGGTTCCCTGATCTGTGGTGGTAACATTTTCAGGAAGCTCTTCGAAGTCTTTAGTTTGTAGGTCCTCAAGGTCGAGGGAGACGTCTGTTACTTTAGTACACGAGGGACAAGTGATCTTGGTCTCATAAAGGTTTCCAAAGCCTGTCACGCGGGCTGCGACCAGCAGAGCATTTTTGTCACCAATTAGAAGATCTTCTGGTCTTATCTTTTTATCAACCACAATCGAGTGTACTAGTCTATCGAGTGCAACCCCCTTCTTGATCAGCGATTCAGAGGTTAAAATATCCTCTTCCTTTGCCGTCATATGACGAATTTCAACCGTCGATGTCTGATATAGGGCGTGGCCTTCGGGATACAGCAACCCCTTACTGGGGAGGTCAACAAACTCTGTGGGAGTTATGAACGAAAATATATCGCTCGTATCTTGCTGCGTAACCGCCGTTGGAGGGGTGGGTGCATCTTGATCAGCGGCACCGAGCCGCTCCAAGTTATTTCTTCTACTCACAAATCACCTTCTTTCTATAAGGTTAACCGGCCTACGACAACCCTCTGGCGCCTACGCGGGGAGCTATAGGCATTGGATCATTGTTAGAATCACTCAGTGCGTCTCCAGTCATGCCGGGGACGTAGTCGGTTAATGTCTGATACGTAGCCCAATCATACCTGAAAGTCAGATCAATATTAAGTAAATCTTCACCACTATAATCTAAATCACCAAATTTAACGCTTGTAATGAAAGCATTGTTAAGAACCCAGCGGTCGATTTCAAGACCTTCTCCGTTTAGTTCAGTAATCTGAACCTTTCCGAGTGCGCCCAAGGAATTAACCTTGTTGGGGGTGCCGGGAGAACTGTTTCCAGTGTTCAAGAAAAATCCTTCTAGATCTTCGGGATCATGGTAACCGCATGCATAGAGAGCCTCATAAAGAATCTCATCTCCGTTGGGATTAATAGAGTTTACAAGTGTTGCAGAAACCTCGTCCCACGTAACAGCGCCGGGATAATGAAAAGTGTTGCCAAGGAACTTGTGCTCTGTCACGCCTAGAGTGTAAGAAGGCTTGGAAACCGTCTTGGCCAGATACTTCTCGTATGGGCCCGTCACTCCTCCGGTTGCAACTCCTAAAAGGGGCAGCTCCAATAAAAATCTATGTTGTCTTTTCGGCTCTGCCGCGGCTTGACTCCAGAACATGTTTGGCATTATATAATTCTCCTCATAATCCTTATATTATATAGTGTGAGGGGAACAAACCGCCCACATTATTTTCTAATCGTCGAAAGATGCTCCCGTTCGTGTAATATTGAAGTCAATTGCAATGAACTCAATTGCTCGGGTGGGCTTCAAGAAGATCTGTGCATACATGATATTTCTATCAACCAACTCGGGTGTCGTAGTTGTATCATCCAAAATCAACTTATAATCCGAAAGACCAAACTGAGCCTTAACCTCACTGAGGAACGGTTCAACCATCGAGGTGAATCGCTTCCATGTGGTCTTAACATTCGGATCGAAAAGGATCGTCGTTGCCATCTGCGAGATGCGCTTCTTCACGAAGATCATCAGTCGTCGCACGTTAATGCGGTCCAGTGCAGACGGAGTTGTCTGAAGTGTCTTCTGACCGAAGATCACAATACCTTCTGCGGGGAACTTAGCAATTGGGTTAATGTTGGACGCGTAGAGGTCGTCACGGTCCTTGCGGCGCAAGGCGTGTGCAACATCTGTAACGGGGATTCCAGCTGAGCCCTCAGAGAGTCCGCCGCGGTTGAAGCCAGCGGGGGCAAACCATACCTGAGTCTTCTTCTGTGAGCTGGAGAATGTTCCAATTGCTGCGACAGAAGGAGGCACCCACACGAAAGTTCCGTTAATGGTGTCTCGTGCTCGAACCCACGGGTAGAAAGTACAACCATAAGAAGAGTTGAGTCCTCGATCTCTCAAATCGTTAATGTTGGATCGAATCGTGCTAGCAAGGTTTTGTCGCGGATTGCTTACAACACTCGACTCACGAGGCGTGTAACCGTAAGGCAGATCAATGACCGCCAGTGCGTCGGCGCGATCTTCACATGTACGGACCAACTTTGTAGTAAGTCCGCTATTTGTGAGGCCCGGTGCCGATGCGAGGTTCATCTCAACAACCTCGGGGTCCGCGATTGCATCGATGACGCGATTGTAGGTGTTGAAAGAGTAGCTCGTCTTGTCAGTGGCCGTCGTAGGTAGGCACGCTGCGCGAGTGCTACTGTTGAAAGGATCCATCTCTGTGATGTTGACACCATCAAAGCCGCCGTACATCGGAACGCTGAAGCGGTCGAAGCCGGCGTCAAGGACGCCGCTCACTGCACCACTGAGGTACGTGAAACTGGCGGCTGCGCTAGCAGAGCTGTGAGATCCGCTAATCCAGACACCGTTGCCAAGTCCGTTGGTGTTACCGCAAATATCATCGAGCGTGAAATCAACAGATCGCTCCATTTGTGAACTGACCGCAAACATAGCTCCAATCTCACCACCACGGGGGCGGCATAGATCGATTGTTGAATGGTCGAAAACGGTACTTCCGGCGCCCTGAGAGGTCTGGAAGCCGAAGTATGCATCACCGTTGTTACTTAAGTCGCCGCTCGAAGCGCTGACGCGCAACTCGGGTGCGGGGTAAAGCACAGAGGCGGAGCATTCGGCGGCTCCCAAAATAATGGGCTGGTAGGATGGAGTGCCGGGATAAGCTGCCACAATCGCGGCCATCGAGACCTTGCCGATCGATGAAGAAACCCAGTTGCCGGCACCCTTGCTGCCGTTGGCGTAGCCGTCGAGTTCCTCGTCGTCGTACTTGACCATTCCGCGGAAGCCGAAGGGAAGGAGGGACGCATTGGCTAATCCGCCTTCCACCATGCTTGCTGCCTTCACACGAATATAACTAGAATTGCTCCTGTAGTTTCCACGCTCAATGTATCGGCGCTCGGATTCAACCCACTCGCGATACTTGTCGCCAATTCGTCGGGCAATAAAGTTGGCCGATTCAGGGTTGAGATCACACTCGTTAAACTGTTCGACCACCTTAACAACATTGTCGGAATCACTTAGCTGTCGTACAACAAGGGTAAAGGTTCCATAATCATCGCTATTGCCCGTTGGGCGCTTAATGTCTTGAATGGAAATCTTAAGGTTTCGGTTAGTCCAATCACCTGGCTCTTCGAGAGCGTGAACAGTGAATAGATCGATAGGTTCGTCAGTCGGGTCAAGACGGCAGCCGATAATCGGAGGAGTCTGTGCTCCGTTTAGTCCGCCATTAAAGTCGGCGCCGCCGAGGCTGGAGCCCGTATTATATAGCTGCACAATCGCAGCCATGGTGCCGTTTGTAATGTTAGACTTAAGGTGCCGATCAAATGTCTCGCCCAAGAAGTAATTAAGCTGAGTCTCGCCAGAGCCCATAAGACTTGAGTTGGTCATCTGGGGGTTGGTGTTAAAGACCTTTCGGATATAACGAGAGTCACCCTCAGTAAAGTTAAAGGTAGTAGTAAGGTTGGCTGTTCCTCTGTAATTTCCGACGATCAGCTTGAACTGGTTGGCGTTGCTTATATTACCAACGACGCCATTGGGGCCTGAGAACTGATATGAAGATGCGCTAGGGCCCGAGGTGCTTTCGCCCTGATTGGTCTGAAGGTTTCCAGTGAGGCTGAACGTGGCATCCGAATTGCCATAGAAGATGGCAGCTAGTGCTCCCGTGATCTCGTTATTGGAAGCACTGTTGAACACAATTAGTCCAAATGCTTTGTTCATGTTCCAGCCGCCTTCACCGTCACTGGCGGCTACAGGGCCGCCATCAGCGGTTGTCTGGGCTCCTAGGAGGCGGACGAAGGTTAGAGGAGAGCTATTTTTAAGATATGCCTGCGCCGCATACATGCCATAAGTGGCTGCAGTCTTATCATTGCCTTTTCTCCAAACATCGCCGGCACGGCCGCTGGTCACTCCGCCCGGTGCGGGTGTACCAAATACCTGTACAAATTCTTCGAAAGAATTTACGGTAACGGGGCGAAGGGCGGGGCCCTTTTCTGCCCGACCAATGATAATTGGTCCAATCCCGGCCGGAGAAGCGGGGACCTGTGAGTTGTCGATCTCGTTGACAAAAACACCGGGTGATACGAATCTATATTTTTTTACTGACATGTGTTACGTTCTCCTCTCGCAAGTAACTAAATCTTCAAAGTTAAATAGTCTTACACAATCCTAACAGAACTATTCTTTATAAAATCCACCTTTAATATTACGGGGTATATCTCCCACGATTGTCCTTTCACGAGAAAATTTAAATTCTACCGGACTCTGCCGTCTAACAATCTTGGGTTTTTCCTGATTTGGGCCCTCTCCCACTAAGTATCCCAGTACCTCTATTGTAATAATGGTTTCATAGTTGCGCTGGGTCATCGCAATATCGGCTTTATTCGCGTTATCGGCGAAGCTTCCATCAATAAATGCCTCGTAGGCATGACCCTCATTTTCAATTCTCTCTGGCATCCTTGAATTACCGGCAATGGTAAAGAATGGAGTAATAAGAGTGTTCATTTGCTGTTGGTATTCGGCGCGCAGAGAAACCTCATAGGTGGCCTTTACCCAAACAGGGAGTGGCATTGTGATGGTCTCATATACAACACGCTGAGTTGACATATTTCGCTTGTTTGTGTTTTTCATCTTACTCGCAACGTTCTTGCCTGTCCCATACATTCGATTAGCATAAGCATTCTGAAACTCTGCTGTCTTCTTTTGATTAATTGTACGAGCTAAGGTGATTGTTCCCCCTGCTGCGTCCGGTTCGGGGTAAAGATTGGCATAGACCGTCCCTCTAAAGTCTGGGTCCTTTACTACCGACGACCGGTTGACGGTGATTAAAGGCAAAACAAGGGTTTCTTCTGAATCTCTCAAATCTTTGTTGTGTTTAATCTGATATGCGCGCTCCGCAGTAACCCACAAGACTGGAACTTTCTCAAATCCATCATTTCGGGTCACCGAAAGGTTTAGGCCTTCGTTTACAAAGTTCATCATTGCGCCATCGAT